AACCCTCGGCGGCACGGTTGGTGGGGTGTCACCCCCACCATTGCCATCTCTCGCTTGCTTCATCGCGTCTCGTAATGCTTGCATTGATTTAAGCGGGGCGAGGGCGGCGGCTGCCAATTTTTGTGAGGATGACACAAGACCATCCGCCGCAGCTCGAGCCGCCTCCGCATCACCGCGCATTTCGATCCACGCTGTGCCAGCCATGATTGCAGCGTTGCCAACAGCTAGCATCGGCGCGTCCATACCAGGAACATTAGCAAGTCCTCTGGTAACAGTATGCAAGAAATCAGACCATCCCTTCTGCAGGTCTGCAAGCACAGTCAACCATCCTGCTTTTATTCGCGCATAAACAGACGACAGTGCATCGGCTAGAGATTGTCCGCCCATTTTAATCCGGTCCCAAACCTCCACCGCCACATCCTTTAGCAGCCCCATCGCCTCGCCAAAACCTCCAGAACCTTTACTTAATTCTCCAAATTGGTAGACAAGCTCACCGGCCCCGATGATCAAAGCGCCGATTCCCGTTCGGATGATTGCGCCTCTCAGCAAGCCCAATGCCGTGGTGGCCTTGCTAATACCCAATACTGCCGCACCGAGCTTTAGCACCAACTTCCCCCCAATCACCGAAGCAAATGTGGCTGCGATTGTAGATATTTCCCCTATATGCTTTCCGAACCCTTTCAGGGCCACGCCCAGAGGGCCGGTGACCTTGCCAAAGTTAGCCATGGCCTTTGCCATCGCTTCCATAGCGGGGGCCACCGCGACCGCAATTCGGTTGGCAATCCCGCTCCACAAAAGCCCCATCCGAGAGAGCGCATCGTTGGTGGTTTGGATTTGAGCTGCGTCCTGCTCCGACACAGCCACACCAAAATCTTTTACATCTGCCGTGGCTTGGCGCAGGGTAGCGCTGTCGATGCGAGTAAATATCAGACCAGCACGATCCCCGAATATTTGCGAGGCCGTGGCGGCCTGCTCCGCCTTGGGGATAAACTTTGAAATAGCATCCTGAATCGCGGTGATGCGCTCATCTAGTGGCATCTCCGAAAGATTTTTCGCCGAAAGATTCAGCGCATCCAGCGCGCCGACAGCGGGCCCAGTGCCAGTCACCGCTTGGCTCAGGCGCTTGGTAAGCTGGATGGTGGCCTGCTCGACCTGCCCCATAGACACCCCCGCCAGATCACCGGCGCGCGTGAGTATCTGAATGCTTTCGGTCGTGGTCCGCAGCGAGGCCGCAAGCTTTGCCTGGGCATCAACCGTAGCGAGACTACTGCGAAGCGCCGCAGCAGCTCCCACGGCTAAAGCCACCCCAATAACACGCCCCACGATCTTTACCCGATCAGATAGCATCCTTAGTTTTATGCTGGCCCTTTCAGCGGCGGTAGAAACCCTGCGCAGATTGCGCTCTCCTGATTTGCCTACGCTCTGAAATTCAGCTTTTATCTTCTTGCCGCCTTCAGCAGCCAGCCGGATAGATATGCTCTTAGTCGACATTTTGTTTCTCGCTCGATTTTCTGACCATTGCGGCCTCGATGATGGGCATGAATTCAGCCGTGGCCGCAGGGCAAATCCCGCCCGCTTTGGCCACGGCCAGCACGGCTGTCATGTCAAAGCCAATAACCGCGCCATTGGGGCCAAGGCGCACCTGTGCACCGCAGCGCGCGGCAAGGTCCCAAACTTGGGCACCCTCAAAGGTTTGTGGCTGGTTGATTATTCTTGGGCAGGCGTCGCAGGTGCCGCCGCAGCCGCTGCAATAGTCGTCTCCCCTGCCGAATTCCCATTCAGCAAGGGAGCCGAGGCGTTTTTTTCCGCGTCCACCAGACCCAGTTTTTTTACATAGGCGGTCAAAAATTCAGTTGAAGCGGTAAGGTTATTGGCAAAGGCCTCGTGTGCTTCGGGGCTAAATGCCACTTCGTTTCCGTCTTCATCGCAAATTCCCCGCCAGCCGGTAATGTTCTCCAGTGCCAAGTAGCGGGCCATATATATTGAGGCTTCCGGGGTCGGATTGCCTTCATCGTCCACACCCTCATCGCGCACATCTTGGTGCTTGCTGGCCGCCTTCATGTCGATGTAATTAGGTGTTTTGCTCTCGACCTCTTGGCCATCGCCAAGGTCGAGCCATGTTTTTCCGGAAATATTCAGCTTAATCATCAGTAACTCGCAATCTGGTTTTTAAGAACAATGGTGGCCATCTGGCCAGCGGCGGAATTAAAGGCAGCCTGCCAGTCAAAGCTGGCCTGAATACCCTTGGGGCCGGTGATCGGCACCTTGGGCACGGGCAGGTAAACCTCGTGCGCGGTAATGACCAAGCTCACATTGGCGCTAATCGTCAGCGCCATCTCCAGAGCGATCGGTGTGCCGTTAACGGCGTCGTTCATCAGCACATTGTCTGCAAAGCGCACATCAAGCTTGCCCGTCATGGTGGCGTTTGTCGGGTCTGCCCCGTCGATCTTGCCATCGTTGCGGATGGTCTCGATAGGATCGAGATTGTTTTTATAGGTCAAATCTGCCGAAACAACATTTCCTAGCGCCACGCCGCCGCGTTTCACCGAGCCGTTAAAATTACCAAAGCGCTGGACCGCATAGGCGGTCGGCGTGCCCGCCTGTGTGGTCGTGGCTACGGCCTCGCTCTGCCCCACAAGCTTCACCTGCCCCGTGAGTTGCCCCGCGTGCTGCATCTGAAAGCTCAGCTCATCCAATACGCAGCCGCTATACATCGCAAAGCGCGGAATTTCCGGCATCGCCACCTCGATTGCCGCGCTCGGGAGTGTGTAGCCACCAGTCTTGAATGTGTGCGTCTTATTGGTGGTGCCGGTGGTTGTCGGCGCGCCAAAGGCCATTTTAAGCCAAAACCCGAGCGCCTCTCGATCCATCGGAATGGTCACGCCGCCGTCCACGGTAACGGCGTCCTTGACCGGTGCCAACGGGTCTCGCCCATGCCCCAAAAGCTCATTGTCAATCAGGGGTTGGCTCATGCCCAGATCAGCCTGGGCAAACGGCATCTTGAAAAACCCGCTTGCCGGAGCTGTGCCATAGGTAGCCTCAAACGCAGCCGCGAGTTGCGACCGCGAGCCATATGCTCGTGCCATAATACTTTCCTTTGATTTTAGCCCAATGGGCTGGTTGTCGTATAAACGAGTTCAACTTCTATAATGGCCGCTTTCAGGGCCTCGGCCCCTTCAAGCGGCAGGTCCACCGGCGCAGGGGCGCGGGCCTCGGCCCAGTCACAAACACCACCAAGTGTGCGATCTGCCTCGACGGCCACCCCGATTTTTGCCGCGAGGCCATCAAAAGCCGCGTTGCGGGCGGCTGGTGTTTTCCCTTGCACAATCACCTCGACATCGGCGCGGTGGCGGTATTCATAGGTGAGCGGCGACAGCGTCACATCCGGCTCGCCCGGCTTACCATCACGCAAAATCAGCACCCCGCCCGCTGCAATGCGGGTCGGCAGCACCTCGTCGCGCAGTACTCTGGGGCCGGTGATGCCAAGCAGGGCGGTGTGCAGGGCATCCAGCACGGTTTCACGTTTGGTCATCGGTGGCCCCTGTCATATAGTTCCCAATGTGCCAAAATATCCCGCCCCACCCTATCGTAAGAACCACTCTCGGCCACTATAGCAGCAAGGTCGAGCCGTTTTTTCAGCCGCACTTGCGGCACCAGAATGAAGATCACCACCGTAAGCGCCCCCGTCAAAATACCATCCTTACGCCGCTTGCGGCGGTTTGCCATGGCCTTCCCCGCCTTGGTCAGCCGCGCATCATCTGCCACCAAAAGGCTTGGTTTTCCCGGGCGAGAAACGAAGCGCAGTTTTATACCGCGCTCCCGCTCCCATTCCTGTGGTGTAATCCTGTGCCGCAGGTAATTTTTGCCCGCTTCCGGCGTCGGTATGGCGAGATAAAACCCGCTTTTCGACCGGATCAAAGCCCCCTTGATATGGGCCGACAAAATCTTCGGGGCCTTTGTCCAGATCAGTGAGGCCGCATCCATGCTTGGCCAGTCCTCGGGGTATGTTTGCTCACGAATACTTAGCCCAAGCAGTCGGCCCAGCCCTGCTTGGGCAATTTGGTCGCGAAATCCCTCTTTCGCACGCAAGCCCGCCTCATGAACAGAATTCGTAACCGCCCGCTCACCGGCCCGAATTTCTTCACGCATAATCTTTGGCAGGTCGCCAATGGTTACGGCCTTGATCTTCATACCGGTGCCAGCTCGGCCGTCCAGATCAGGCGCAGGGCGTCGCGCTGCGGCTCGCCTTGCACGGCATAGCGCACGGTATCAAACTCCAGCTCGTCACCTGCCGCCAATGCCGCCACATCCGAAACCTGAATATCGGCCAAAACAGAATCCACCACCACGCGCGCCGCACCATAGGTCATCACCTCGTCGGGTGATTTCACAATCACGCGGATCGCAGCGCCCGCCCCCACGCCGCCCGCATAATATGTGGCAGGCGTGGCGAGGTCGTTATTCGCAAACAACAGCGCCAAGCCTTTACCAAACGCGCTCACGCCTTAAGCGTCCGGTTTGCCAGCGGTCGGGGCGGCACCCGCGTTGATCTCTTTCACCCGCGCCTCGGCATCGGCAACCATCTGCTCGGATTGTTCTTTCGCCGCGTCCAGCATCTCAACAGATTTGTCGCGCGCCTCCTTCAAGATTTTGGCGGCTTCTTTATCCGCCGCGTCATGCTTGGCCTTGATCTCGGCATCGGTAGGGTCATCACCGGCCACAGCACCGCCGTCTGCCGCCACCTCGCGGCCCGCTTCCATGCTCTTGATTACCTTCAGCGTAGCCCCATCCACCTCGCCGCGCCACCCCGCCGGATAGGTGATCTTCGGCTTGTCTTTCAGCTCTACGTCCACCGTGCGGTCGACAATCACACAATACATTTTTTTCTTAGCCATTTTGGCCTCCTTTTAGTTCAACAAAATTACGATAGGCCCCGAAGCGCGGGGCCTATGCTAACTGTGTCGTCGCCGCTTAGGTGGAGCTGAAACCGCGCACCAGAACCCCGGGGCGCATACAAACGGGCAGGTTCATCATCAGCCCTTCCACATCCACATAGCGGTTAGCTTTGGGGTCCGGCATAACCTTGGAATAAAACGGCTGCCCGGGCTGGCCAACGGTTTCCATATAATCAGCAGGTGCGTTGAAATCGCGGAAGGTCTGCGTTGTGCCTTCCGGCACAAAGCGCACATCACCCACAGGAATAAAGCGCTGCGAAACCATCGTGCCGTTTTCCTGCGGCACCATACCCTGCCCAATATACTCTTCCCACGTTATGCCCTGCCACTTCATCCCCTTGCGCACATCGTCACGCAGCGGGTTGGCATTGTTG